AATTGTCTGTCAAAGATAGAATTTCAGTAATTGAGAACTTGCCTCTGTCTATCAATCAAGATATTGCTAAATTTATTGATAAAATTAAAGAAATTGATAGAACCCAAACGAAAGTGGTTATCGATGGAGAAGAAAAATCATTTGATATTGACATAACATTTTTTGATAATTAATTATGAAGAAAAACACAATACTTAAAAAATTGGAAACTCACGAGGAGAAAATTATCAAATCTATTAATGACTTTCAAGATTTTCTTGATTCGATTGAAGATGTGGAAATTTCAATAATGGCTGAAGATTTCTGTGCAGGTGCGCTTGACTTCATTCAAGAGAATGATACTTGTAGCTTGGTCAACATTAGAGAATTTATCGAAAACGAATATGATCCAGAGCAATAATATTTTAATTTTAGGAAAAGGTTACATAGGTAATTACCTTTTTAACCATTTACAATCTAAATCATTTGACATCCAAATTAAATCAAGAAACGATCTAGATTACCATGACATGTCAGTATTGAAGAAATTCATTCTCAATAATGATATTAAAATGGTAATAAATTGTTCAGGATTTACTGGTAAACCTAATGTGGATCAAGCAGAATTGGAAAAAGAAGAATGTTGGAAATTGAACACCACTGTTCCTTTGGAAATTAATAGAGCGTGTGATTCATTGGGAATCTATTATATCCACGTTTCTACTGGTTGTCTTTATGATGGATACGACAAAGAGTGGTCAGAAAAAGATACTCCCAATTTTGGATTGTTTCAGAATTATAGCTCATTTTATTCCAAATCCAAACATGCTTACGAAAATCTCGCAAAAGATTTGAAAGGTATTGTTTTGAGAATTAGAATGCCATTTGGTCAAGATAATTCATATAGAAATTATCTCACTAAAATTAAAAATTATAATGATTTATTGAATCTTGTAAATTCCAAGACATACATTCCCGATCTTTGTGATTTTGTGCAATGCCTTGTTAGCACCTTAGATAATGATACTTATTGGGTTCGTAGAGAGATTTACAATATCACCAATCCTGAACCATTGAAAACTGAGGAGATTTGTGAGATTCTGAAATCATATGGTATGCACAATTCCAATTGGAAATTGGGAGATAGATCACAATTGAAAGCACATGCAAATCGTTCTAATTGTGTATTGGATACCAGTAAATTGCAAGAAATATTTCCAATCAGAACTGAGAAACAAGCAATCATTGAATGTTGTGAACAAATCGTAGCTGACCAGAAAGCAAGAATAGCTGCTATCGCGAATGATGGAGGAGATTATGAGTAAACGTGCTTTAATTTTAGCTGGAGGAAAAGCCACACGACTATACCCGATCACGAAGGTTATTAGTAAGCAACTCCTACCAATTTACCGCAAACCTGCAATCGCCTATCCCCTTCAAACACTGAAGGAGATGGGTTATCAAGATATCCTTATTATCAATGCTGATGAGGAACAACAAAAACAATTTAAGATTTTGTTGGGAGATGGTGGTAAATTCGGTCTGAATCTGACTTATGCGATTCAGGATAAACCTCGTGGTCTTGTCGATGCTTTTATTGTTGGTGAAGAATTTATTAAAGATGCAGATGAAGTCTGTTTGATTCTCGGTGATAATATTATCATCGGCAACTCACCGATTTATCCCCAATCGAATACGATCTACACTTACAAAGTAAAAGACCCATCAGCATATGGTGTGGTGGAAACCGATAAAAATGGTTTGATCAAACGAATCGTGGAGAAACCTAAAGAATTTATTTCAGAAGATGCTGTGATTGGTCTTTATGTATTTTCCAATGAAGTGGTTGAAATGGCTAAAAAGGTCGCACCATCAGCAAGAGGAGAACTGGAAATCGTTGATCTCATTCGCTTGATGAATGAGAAGGAAGGTGTCAATGTTGAGAAACTTGATGGTTTTTGGTTCGACATTGGTGATCATGATAGTCTATTAGACTGTGCAAATCTTGTCCGAACCATTGACAAACGATCAAACCATGCTATTGGTATTGATATATGAGCGACTTATGGGTAGAACAATATAGGCCACAGACTTTGGATGATCTGATGGTTGATGATAAAACAAGACAAATAATCCAAAACTTTGGTAGAGATATCCCGAATTTGTTATTGACTGGTGTTGCTGGAAGCGGTAAGACCAGTCTTGCCAAAATCATCGCTAAAGATATTTTGAATTGTGATTATCTTTATATTAATGCCTCTGATGAAAACGGCGTGGACACGATTCGAGAGAAAGTTATTGGGTTTGCCCAAACAATGAGTTTCGATGGTGGATTGAAAATTGTAATTCTGGATGAAGCAGATGGTATCTCCAAACAGGCACAGGGGATTCTACGTAACGTAATGGAGTCTTATTCATCCACTACACGATTCATCCTCACAGGTAATTACAAACACCGTATTATCCCTGCTCTACAGTCTCGTTGCCAAAATCTCACTCTCCACACATCCTTAAAAGATGTCATTCGTCGATGTGTGGAAATTCTCAAAAGAGAAAACATCGAGATCCCTGACGATCAGAAGAAGAATCTGGTAAATCTGATCAGAAGTCATTTTCCCGATATCAGGAAATGCATCAATGAGTTGGAGAAGTTCTCTAAGTCTGGTATCCTCACTATTGAATCAAAGAAGGATACTAACGAGACATTAGAATTAATTTATAATAATCTCAAGTCGGGTAAGACACTGGATACAAGAAAGTTTCTTATTGAGAACGAGGAATTATTCGACTCTGATCATGAAGCTCTTTTGAAAGATTTGTTAAATTATTTTTATGATCTACAAATTGATGACACAATAAAAAAACAAGCTATCCTAATAATTGCGGATAGCTTGTTTAAAATGATGTCTGTTACTGACAGGGAGATATGTTGTATCGCTTGTCTATTACAGTTGGAAGAATTATTCCCCCCAAAATAACTTGTCGTAATTCTCTCTTACGAAATTCTTATCGTAGGTTTTTTGAATATTGCGAGATTTACTTTTTTTCGGATTTGAAGCTAATTTAGATTGTTGTTGCTTTCTGTTAGCGGCAGCTTGTTTCGATCTATCTGAACGTTGTTGTCTTTGTGCTGCGTAGCTACTAACACCATCATCTTCTGGTTCTACTTGATCGTCAACTGTATTATCTTGAGGAAGTGGAGGTGGTGTTGCTTGAGATTGTTGTGGTAAAGGTGGTGGGGTAGCTTGTGTTGTTTGAATGTTTTGTTTCAATCCTTCCAAAGCATCTTGAATTTCCGAAGCAAATTTGATTTCTCCAATATTCAATCCTAATTTCTGGACATCGTTATTTAGATTAGCTACAAAATTATCAATTCTTTTTGTGATATTTTTTTTCAAATAATCAATTTTGGCATTATTACCCATGTTTCCACCTACTTGAACATTTTGTTGTCCTGCTTGTTGCATTCCTTGTCCAGCCTGAGTCAATTTGTTTTGAGATGGATCGATTTGACCACCCATTGCTTGAACTCCTTTAGCTGCTAAATTACCAGCTTTTTGAACAACATTACCAGCCATTTGTTGTGCGCCACCTTTTAATTGCTGTCCCGCACCTTTAACTGCTCCAAGTGCTTGCGCACCACGAGCTTTGAAGCGATCCAAGAACCCTTCTTCTAAGAGTTCTTCCAAATTAAGTTGATCTTCATTATTATATCTAGCCATATTATTATTTATCTTATTTAAATTATTTCTTATTATTTTTCCAGCTAACTCTTTCAGAGCTTTTCTTTTTATACATCTTACCTTTTATTTTTTTACAGTCTGCCTTTGTAGCTCTACATGCAGGATAAGAACCTTTTGATGTATCTTTTCTACCACAGGGTCCACCTGTTTTACAGTTAATCCATCCTTTAAATTTCTTACCTTCCTTATCCACATGAGGAGCAAACCAATCACGTAAATTTTCTAGTAATTGTCTTTGGGACATTTGTTCCATTACTTTTTACTATTCCCCCAATTTTTTGCTCCTACTTTCCTACATTTAACTAATGCTCCAGAAGCATATGCACTAGGAAATACATCATATCGGGATTTTACTTTTTTATAGCAAGCATCCTGTTCATCTTGTTCCCCGCAATCCTCATTATCTTCGTCATTGTCTTCGCTATCATCTTCATCTTCGTCATCGCCAAAGACTTTTTTACCTATATTTTCTTCCCAATCCTCTAATTTCCCATTTTTATTTCTATCGGCTTTTTTGAAATCGAATTTTTCTTGTAATATTTCATCATAAATATTACCCAATTCTTTGGTGAAATCCCAAGACTTGGATTCTCCCGCCAATTTCAAATCGGTTGGGGTATTCTTACCATTACCTTTATCAGTTACATTGGTAATAAGATTTGGATCAACTTCCAATTTCTTGGGTTTGATAATGACCACATCTTTTTTCTTGAATTTATCAGGAACTAGAACACCATCGCTAATATCAACCATATCAGTGGTTACAGTAACTCTACCATAAGTTCTTCCCCCACCGTGATCAGCGGCGATAGTCAACACCACACAACCTGCTGGTTTGAATTGATTACCCGTAGAAAATCCCGATTGTTTATCACCTACTTGAACAACTTTAATATTCAATCCACATTTATCCAATTCATCAACTTCTTTCTGAAGAGTAGATGGCATATGCTTGTAGGTTTCCGTGTTTTTATAACCAGTGCGAAATTTCACACAGTCGCCTGGTAAAAACCCTCCCGCCTCTCCACGTTGAATCACAGTTTCAAATATTTTATCAAATTTTTTTCCCATAATAGTATTTAGCTATTATGTGGATGATTTATTCATTTCTTCCAACCTTTTCGCTCTATTATCCTTTCTAGCTTGAGCCATTTTTATTTTTTGTTCATCTGATATTCCTCTTTTTTTATTGGCGTTTCTTATTTTTTCTTTGGTTTCTTCAGAATGTTTCTTACCAGTAGATGCTTCTCTTAATTTTCTTCTATGTTCTTCTGATAATTTCATACCTTTACGTGATTCCTTCATTTTTTCCCTCACTTCTTTAGATATACCTCTCTTTTTAGCAACTTGTCTCATTTTTTCCTTAAATTCTTCACCATGTTTATACCCTTTACGTGATTGACTCATCTTTTCTCTAGTTTCATCTGATAATTTTCTACCCCTCATTTTTTCTTTTGTTTCTTCTGAGTGTGTTGTACCCAATTTACTTCGTCTTATATTTTCCACATGTTCCTTTGTAAATTTTTTACCCCTTTTCGCTTCACTAACCTTCTTTCTCACTTCTGCCGAATATGTTTTACCCAAATTTATTTGTCTGAGTTTTTCTTTGGTTTCCTCTGAATGAGTCTTCCCTAAATTAGCTTGTCTATTTTTTTCTCTTGTTTCAATTGATCGAATCTTTCCAGTATTTGAAATGCTTATTTTTCTCCTGTGTTCATCAGAATGTTTTATACCAGTTCTATCAGTAGAATATTTACATATGTTATACCCCTTTTCTCTATTAGTAGCATCAAACAATTCGATATAATAGGCTTCTCGTTCTAATATGTGTTGATGATCTTTAACTTTATCAAAATTTTCAAAAAATTCC